TGATGCCGAGGTTTGCGGTGATGCCGAGGTTTGCGGTGATGCCGAGGTTTGGGGCAATGCCAAGGTTTGCGGTGATGCCGAGGTTTGCGGTGATGCCGAGGTTTGGGGCAATGCCAAGGTTTGGGGCAATGCCAAGGTTTGCGGTGATGCCGAGGTTTGCGGTGATGCCGAGGTTTGCGGTGATGCCGAGGTTTGGGGCAATGCCAAGGTTTGCGGTGATGCCAAGGTTTGGGGCAATGCCAAGGTTTGGGGTGATGCCAAGGTTTGGGGCAATGCCAAGGTTTGCGGTGATGCCGAGGTTTGGGGCAATGCCAAGGTTTGCGGTGATGCCAAGGTCTTTTCTGCAAGTCATGTGTTAGTGATCGGTGCTATTGGTAGCCGGGACGATTTCACAACATTCTTTAGAGATAAAGACAATGAAATTACTGTCAAGTGTGGTTGCTTCCTTGGTAAGATTGATAAATTTCTTGAAAAGGTCACACAGACACATGGTGATTCTAAGTATGCATTAGTTTACAGAGCAGCAGTTGAGGTCGCAAGATTACAGATTGACCTTTTAGGTGAAGCACCAAAGGACGCTGATGAATAATGAATGATCTTCAATTCATGCCCCATCAGGAAGAAGTGCTGAACCTGACTGATGATAAAAACAGGTGCGCTTATTACTTAGATATGGGACTTGGTAAAACTTTTGTAGGTGCTGAAAAAATGTATTTGCTGAACAATACTGTAAATTTGATTGTATGCCAAAAATCAAAAATTGATGATTGGGTTGATCACATGAAAACGTATTACCCTGAATACAGGGTTATGGACTTGACCAAGAAAAGTGAAGGTGTGAACTTCCGTACACTGGTTGAAACCAAAGACCTGTATGATCAGAACATTCAGATTGTTGGTGTAATCAATTATGATTTGGTATTCAGACGTAAGTATATAGCCCATATAACCGACTTTACATTGTTACTTGATGAATCAAGCCTTATATGCAATGAAAACGCTAAACGGTCAAAATTCATATTGAAGTTACAACCGGAAAGCGTGATCTTGCTGTCAGGTACACCAACAGCAGGAAAGTATGAACGGTTGTGGTCACAGCTTAAGTTGTTGGGTTGGGATATTAACAAGAAAGCCTTTTATGCTTCCTATGTTCAGACAGAATGGATTGAAAATGGTGATGGATACAAGAAAGAAGTAATCACAGGATATAAGCACGTTGAGCATTTAAAGAAAAGACTTACACAGTTTGGTGCAGTGTTCATGAAAACAGAAGAAGTGATTGAACTGCCTGAACAGACTGAACAGAAAATTTTCTTGAAGATCACAAATGAATATAAGTTTTTCATCAAACACAATTACTTGGAACTTGATACAAGGAACTTAGTCAGATTCAAAGATGATTCAGATTTTGAAGGTGAAGATGTGACACCAAGGGTTGAGTTGATCGGTGATAATAGCCTGACCAAAACATTATATTGCAGACAGTTGTGCGGTCAATGGCATAAGGAAAAACTGGAAGCATTCAGGGACTTACTGGAATCAACTGAAGATCGGTTGATTGTGTTTTATAACTTCAATGAAGAACTGACAAGACTTAGAAAAATATGTGAATCACTCAACAGGGAAGTCAGTTTTGTAAATGGTTCAGGACGTTCAATGTATGCATATGAATGTGTAGATAACAGTGTCACGTTTGTTCAGTATCAAGCCGGAGCAATGGGTGGTAACTATCAGAAAGCAAATAAGATTGTGTATTTTACACTGCCACTTGGAAAAGGGTCTTGTGATCTTTGGGAACAATCAAAGAAACGTATACACAGAATCGGTCAGAACAGACCATGTTTCTACTATTACCTACTGGTAAAGGGAAGTTTTGAAGAAAGGAATCTTGCAGCATTGCAGGAAGGAAAGGAACTAACTGATGAATTGTTCACATAATTGTATGATGTGCCGGGTATGGAAGTACATCAAAAAACATTTTAAGAATTTTGTTATTAAGACAATTATCTTTTTTAACATGTTAAGTCTCATGTACTGGATTGTATACATTGATTACATCATATCATGGCAACCATATGCAATTATGGCATTCAATCTTTTGGTACTGTTACTGATCGGATATGCAAATAAAGACAATGGAGTTGATTTTTTATAGCAGCAGAAAAGAATTTTGAAAACATGGTTAAAAAATACCTTGATGAATACGGTTGTTGGTGGCTTAAATACTGGGGTGGTGCAGCTTACACAAAAAGAGGTATTCCTGATTTACTGGTAAGTTCAGATGGTTGTTTTTTAGGGGTTGAAGTAAAAGCACCAGATGGTGAACCGTCATTACTACAGCTTATAAATTTAAGGAAAATAAGGAAATCCGGTGGATATGGTATTTTACTTTTCCCAAAGGACTTTGAAAAGTTCAAAGTGTTCAATGAACATAAAACAAAATCTAACGCTTGGTATCTTTCCAATATTGAAGAGCAGAAGCGGTGGAAAATAAAGTTAGAAGAAAAGGAGATTTAACAATGACAAGAGAAAAACAGATTGAGTACTTCAAAGGTTGCCTAATGGCAACAGGTCGTGAGGGTGTGGAAGATTTACTTGACTTCATCGAAGAACTTGGTTTTTATGATGCCCCTGCATCTGGTGGAAATCACTGCTGTAAAGATGGTGGACTGTTAGAGCATACAGTGAACGTCATGCAGTACGCTGAAAAGATCGGTCTTACACTGCTTGGAAGTGAAGCATATAACAAGATTCACAGCAGCGTGATCATTGCATCAGCATTACACGACCTTGGTAAGTGTGGACGTTATGGAAGTCCTTATTATGTTGAAAACATGGTGCAGGATGGTAGACCGACCAAAAAAAATCCTGAACAGAAGTATAAGAGATCAGAAAGTAAACCGTACAAGATCAGTTCTGATTTGTGCCATATTGACCACCCTTTAAGATCGGTTGAACTGGCAGCACGTTACATTGATCTGACAGAGGAAGAAGAACACGCTATTTTCTATCATGATGGTGCTTATGGTAGTCTTGCGTATGATCTGAAAGGTCATGAAGAACCATTGCAGGTGATCATTCATTTTGCAGATTTTTGGTCAGCACAGTTTCTTGAGGTCGGAAAACTTGACAGATTCAATGATCAGAGTACACCGGAAGAAACAACAGATGAAGTAAAAGAGGAAGGTGAAAATAATGAAGAAGAATAAAAACAGTTATGAGGAAGTTCTTGAAGCAGAAGTTGCAAAGCTGAAAGAAGAAAATAGACATTTGAAAGACGAGCGTGATGAACTGAAATATATGCTGAATGATATGCATAGTGTTGTTGATGCTGCAAATGATGACTTTTTCAGTGAAATGTCAAGATTGTGTGGTTGTATTGAAATCGAAGGTACAAGAATTACATCAGCATATCAGGATTTAGTAGGAATCCTGTTGGCAAACGGTTATACAGTAGAGGTTACACCGCTGCATAATAATACAAGATTACAGGTTGTTATCAAAGAAAGTGAGGATGAAATCAATGAGTAGTGCAAAGAAACACAAACAGAGAAGTCACAGAAGTTACAGAAACAGTGTTGCAACCGCTGAACATTTTCAGAACAGACAGATTTTGAAGGTGTCACAGCAGAAAGCAATGAAAGAAAAGAGCAATCTTTTCACTAAGTTAATGGGCTTATTCAAGAAAGGGGATAAATAATCATGGCACAGAAAGTTTTAATTATGGGTGAATCCGGTACAGGTAAAAGTACAAGCCTTAGAAATTGTGACCCGGCAACAACAGCGGTTATCAATCCAGTAGGTAAACCGCTACCGTTCAAGAACCACTTTGAAATGCTGAACAATGAAACAGATGCAAGAAAAATTGTGAAGTACATGAAAGAACAGTGTGCAGCAGGTAAGAAGCTGTTGGTGGTTGATGACTTCCAGTACATTCTTGCAGTACCGTACATGAACCGTATCAAAGAAACCGGGTGGGACAAGTACAATGATTTTGGTGCGAACTACTTTGAAATCATTGACTGTTGCAAAGACTTACCTGATGATGTTGTAGTCGTTTATATGACCCATTTGGAAACTTTAGATAACGGTCTTACAACTGTTAAGCTGATTGGTAAACTGTTGCGTGAGAAGATCACCATTGAAGGACTGTTTACCGTTGTACTTAGAACTGGTGTGAATGAAGCCAAGTATTATTTTTACACACAGAACAGCGGAAAAGATACAGTAAAATCACCGCTTGGAATGTTCACCGCATACGCTATTGACAATGATCTGAATTATGTTGTTGACAAGATCAGAAATTATTATGAACTTGGTGATTACAAGTCAGATGATGAAATGAATGCTGCTGATCAGGCGGTTGCATCTGATCTTGAAAAACCTGACAGCAAAGGCAGAAGAACAAGAGGTAAAAAAGCTGAATCTGCAACACCAACAGATGCATCGGAAGAAAAGACTGGAAGAACACGTAAGAGTAGGGCAGAAGTTCAGGCAGAAAATGAACAGAAGATTGCTGATCACATGGATGAAGTTGACAAGGCTATTGATCAGGCTTTTCCGGGACAGGAAGAAGTACCGTTTGATGAAGCAATGGATGTTGCCGATAAAGTACAGAAACCGGATTTACAGAAACCACCAAGAAGAACACGTAAGGAAAGAAATGCTGAAAAGTCCGAACCTGTTCAGGACGGTACAACGAACACTGATTCTGAATCTGTCACACTGGAAGCAGATACATATTTCTACGTTCCTTCTGATGATAACTATGTGATGAAACATAAGGGTGATACGGTTGACCTGATCGTTGATGGTGTTGAGGTTATGAAGGTAATCACAAGAGAAGAATTTAATGCAGGAATCAAAAGACTTGCACAGGAAAACAACCCTGTACCTGCTGACGCACAGACCCCGGCTGAACCTTTAGACGGTGCTATGAACCCACCTGAACATCATGTCAGAGGTCAAAGACGAAGAAGAACAAGATCATGATTGCATTAAATATTTTTCTTGCAGTTATGGCAGCATTCTTTGGATTCGGTTCAGTGGGTGACAGGATTCAGGAAAATAGAGAGAATTACACAAGGGTTTGTATTGCTTGTATCATAGCAATTATAATCATAAATTTATTTTAAGAAAGGTTAAATGGTGAAAAATTATGGCAGTAGATTTTAGTGCATTCGATGAACAGGTTGATCTTAACGCATTACAGAAAGAGGTTCAGGAAGCAGACGATTCACAGTTTGAAGATGTACCAGATGGGGATTATGATGTAAGTTTTGATAAAATGGAGATCAAGCCAACAAAGAAAGGTGACAAGCTGATGTTTTCTGTACAGTGTAGCATCTTGGAAGGTAATCAGAAGGGTAGAAAGATTTTCTTCAACCGTACTATTTCCGGAAACACTTCACAGAAGTGGACTAATGGCATGGCAATCAAATCTGTTTGCACATGGCTTGATAAACTGGAAACAGATACAGTACCGGAATTTATCAACTACCGTGATTTTGCTGATTGTGTTCTTGATATTTTTCAGGAAGTACAGGGTAAAGTTGGTGCAGCAGTTACTTATAAAGCTGATAACTTCAATCCAATTACTATCAATGAAGCGTTTGATATGTAAGAACTGGAAAGCCGGGGTGGATTCATTCTCCCGGCTTTCATAAAAGTGGGTGATTTAGTAAATGATATTCTACGATTTTGAGGTTTTTGAAAAGGATTGGCTTGCTGTATTCATTGATGTGACGAATAAAAAAGAACACGTGATAATCAATAGCCCTGATAAACTAAAAGCCTTATATGAAGCAAATAGAAAAGATATATGGGTAGGATTTAACAACCGTCACTATGATCAGTACATCATGAAAGGTATTCTGCTTGGTATGAATCCTAAAAAGATCAATGACTGGATTATCGTTGACAATAAAGAAGGTTGGCAATATTCAAGAGCATTCAATAAATTACCCATGATCAACTATGATGTAATGCCAAGCAATGATGAAACCATGAAAACGGTCGGACTGAAAACAATGGAAGGTTTTCTTGGTTCAAACATCAAGGAAACTGATGTTGATTTCCGTATCAAAAGGAAACTGACACAGGAAGAAATAGAACAGACGGTTAAATACTGTAGGCATGACGTGGAACAGACAATCAAGGTATTTCTTGAAAAGGTCAGTGAGTTTAATGCAGTTCATGGAATTATACAGGCATTCCCGAATGAAACATCTTTATATGACATTGGAGATAGTGAAGCCCGGATAACAGCAAAGGTTCTTGGGTGTTCAAAAACTCATTTTGGTGATGAATTTGATTTCTTTTTTCTTCCATGCCTGAAACTGAAAAAATACAAATACGTTCAGGAATGGTTTGCAGAGAAAAGAAAAGAAGCCCTTGAAATGGGGTTACAAGATTTTGACAAAAAAGATAAAAAGACTTGGTACAAGTCACAGAACTTTGAAACGATTGTTGCAGGAATACCACACACATTTGGTTTTGGCGGTCTGCATGGTGCATCTGATAAGCCGATACATCGGAAAGGTCAGATTCTTCATGTAGACGTAAATAATTACTATCCGTCAATGCTGATTGCATGGGGACTTGTAACAAGGGCAGCAACCAATAACAACTTCAAACTGGTGTATGACACAAGAAAAGCTATGAAAAAGAAACAGGTTGCAGCAGCTAAAGCCGGAAGAAAGGCAGAAGCAAAGCAATGGAAAAAAGCACAGTTGCCATATAAGAAGATGCTGAATGCACTTTCAGGGGCAATGAAAGATGAAACCAATGCTGCATACGATCCACGTAATAACAACTGTATGTGTATCAACGGTCAGTTGATGTTGCTTGATCTGATTGAGCATTTGGAAGTTGTGCCGGGACTTGAACTGATTCAGTCAAACACTGACGGTCTGATCATTTGGATTCCTGACACCGATGAAGCCTTTGAAATGGTTGATGATATTTGTTGGGAGTGGGAACAGCGTTGTTCAACTGAACAATGTTCAATATTACTTGAACTTGACAATATATCAGAAATCTATCAGAAGGACGTAAACAATTACCTTTGGATTGGTACTGATGGCGGTGTTGAAAGAATTGGTGCTTACGTCAAAGAACTTTCTGCTATTGATAATGACTTACCAATACTGAATAAAGCGTTGGTTGACTACATGGTGAAAAAGATACCTGTTGAACAGACAATCAATCAGTGTGATGACTTGATTATGTTCCAAAAAATAGTGAAGCTGTCAAACAATTATAACTGGGTTGAGCATGAACAGGGAACTGGTCAGATCATTAAGACAACAAAACACCGGGACGGTACACGAACAGAAGTGTGGTCATATCCTACCACACAAAAATATACTTATAAATCTTATCGTGTGTTTGCTTCCAATCGTGTTACAGACGGTAGGTTGTTAAGACGTAAGGTTGTAAAACCAAAGGGTGAAAAATTTGGAAACACACCTGATCACAGTTTCATTTATAACGATTCTGTAATTGGGGTTAAAGTACCACCGGAATTAGATAAGCAGTGGTACATAGATTTAGCAAGAAAAAGACTGAAACAATTTGGTATTGCAGCATAATACCGGAAAGGTGGGAACATGACAGACATTACAATCAAATATGATCATGGTCAGATGCTTATTCATCTTGAAGAATTTCTTTCATGTAGAAGTATCTCAAAGGTTCGTAAGCTGATTAAGTTAATCAATCGAAGTGATAACCCTGACATTGTGAATCAGATCAAAGATCACATTCAGTACAGAATGGAAGGGTTGGACAATATTACAATGATTACCGAAAACAGGATTGACCGAAATAAGGAAGAAGTGAAAGATGCTGAAATGAATGTGCAGCACTGGTTATATTTGCGGTCACAGCATAAGAAAGGTAGTAACAGTTACAAGCATTACATGACAAATGTGAAAGAAAGTCGGGACACATTGAAAGAGAAAAAGGCAGATTTGAGATCAGCCGAAAAGGAATATAAGGACAGCATCAGGGACAAAGAATTTTTCAGTAAATTGCTGTCAGAAGTATTTAGTTAAAGGATGGTGAAACAGGATGTTGTACAAAGGGTACATAAAGACAAAAGGCAAGAAAGCAATCGAAGCATTCAAAGACCGGACAAAATACCGCACTTATGACGAAGTGAAGAATCTTGAAGGGTTCGGTGGTGTTCTTGCTGATGATACTATCCTGATAGATATTGACGATGCTGAACAGTCTGAAATTTTAATGAACATTGTGGAAGAATATCAGCTTGATTGCCGGGTGTATTGTACAAGCCGGGGCAGACATTTTTTATTTAAGAATCATAGTATTACAAGGAACAGGACACACGTACCGCTTGCGGTTGGTCTGACAGCAGATATAAAACTTGGTACACGTTCATCATATGAAGTAATCAAGATTGACGGTGAAGAACGCTTTATTGAGTGGGACATTGAAGAAGGTGGAACATATCAGGAAGTTCCAAAATGGTTGTTCCCGGTTCGTACAGCGGTTGACTTTCTTGATATGGATGCAGGTGACGGACGCAATCAAGCATTATTCAATTATATCCTGACACTTACATCAAATGATTTTAGTGTTGATGATACAAGAGAATGTATCAGGATTCTGAACAGATTTGTACTGAAAGAACCGTTATCTGATGATGAACTGGAAGTGATTCTTAGGGATGAAGCATTTCAAAAACCTGTATTCTTTTGTGATAAGACGTTCCTGTTTGACCGTTTTGCAACATGGCTTAAGAACAATGAAAATGTAGTCAGTATAAGTAATCAGTTACATATCTATCAAGATGGGATTTATCAGGTTGGGTACAAGGCTATTGAAACAGCTATGATCAATCAGATACCTAACCTGAAAAAGACACAGCGAAGAGAAGTATTAGAGTATATGGAACTTATAGCTGATGAAAAAGCACAGGCAGATGCACGTTATATAGCATTCAGGAACGGTGTGTTGGATATTGTGACCGGACAGATGCAACCATTCAGCCCTGATTTGGTTATTACCAATCAAATACCTTGGGACTATAACCCGGAAGCCTACAGTGAACTTGCTGATGATACACTGAACAAATTAGCTTGCGGTGATCAACCGATCAGGGCATTACTAGAAGAATGCATTGGCTATTGCTTTTACCGCAGGAATGAACTTGGTAAGGCATTCATCCTGACAGGTGACAAGTCCAATGGTAAGAGTACATTCCTTGATTGTGTCAAAGCAATTCTTGGTGATGGGAATATATCAGCACTTGACCTTAAGGAATTAGGGGACAGGTTCAGCACATCAATGATGTTCGGAAAACTGGCAAATATCGGTGATGATATTGGTGATGACTTCCTGCAAGGTTCACAGGTAGCAACATTCAAGAAAGTAGTTACAGGTAACAGAATCAAAGCAGAAAGAAAAGGGCAAGACCCTTTTGAGTTTAACCCTTATGTGAAGCTGCTGTTTTCAGCAAATGATATACCAAGAATGAAAGATAAGACAGGGGCAGTTCTTAGACGTTTGGTGATTATTCCATTCAATGCAAGATTTACAAAGTATTTACCAAGTGGTGAGATTGACCCGGATTACAACCCTTATATCAAGTATCAGTTGGTTGAACAAAGTTCAGTCGAGTATCTGATCAGAGTAGGTGTGGAAGGACTGAAAAGAATCATTGAAAACAATGAGTTCACCAAGTCTGAAAAAGTAACTGAACAGATTGATGAATATGAAAACGAAAATAACCCAATCAAAGCATTTATTGATGATTGTGGTGTTGAAATGATCGAAAACGAACCAACCGCAGATGTTTATAAACGGTATCAGGTATTCTGTGCTGAAAATATGATGCAGCCAATGGCACATACAACATTTAGTAAGCAGATCAATAAACGATTGGGGTTTTCGGTTATACAAAAAAAGATTGATAAGAAAAATTATAAAATATTTGTGAAAGGATAAATGTGACTATATGGAAAAGTTAGTATTAACAGGTACGGTTTGTTTTTGCGTTGGTCTTACGGTTGGGTTAATCCTTGGTGCTGTAGTAATGGCATTAGCTGTTGCAGCGAAAAAGTACAAACCAGAGACGAAGGAGATTGATGATTGTTGGGGGTGTTTCGGTGCTGCAAATGGTGATTGTGATCACTGCCCAGTAATGAACGGTGACAGTGGAAAGGATGATGTAAATGTACAAAAATAGTGAAGGATATGTTGATCCAACAGCAGGTGCAGCAATGGCAACGGTTAAGCGTGAAGAAAATGCAGAACTGAATGACCGTAACCACAGACTGATTCAGGTGATCAGGAACATTGTTGACATTGCCGGATTTGAAATTGTTGGAAGGGTAACACTGAAACATAAGAAATCAGGTAAGGTGTTTCATTAGTTCGATGCACCAATCAGTGCTATGGTGGTAGCGGTTTGGTAACTGCTAAGTAGCGGTTAGTGGTAGCTGTTAAAATCCTTTATTTATGCGGTTGGTAGCTGTAGTAACTGTTAAAGGTAAATTATTTATTAAAAATAATATTGTGTAAAAAAAGTAAGTAATAAAAATAAATATATAGAATAGAGTGAAAGTTTTAACCGTTACTAACTGTTAGCAAAACGCTCGAAAGACTTGATTTTACTATATTTTTGAGGGTAGCGGTTGAAAAAATGTAAACAGTTACCAAACAGTTACTAACCGATACCGTAACCGGAGTAGAAAGTGAGGTAAAAATGAGTGATCAGAAGAAATTAAGTGCAAGGGAATATCTGAAACAGCTTGAAGTGTTAGACATGCAGATAAATGATGATATTGCCACGCTGTCAGATATGAAAATGAATGTATGCAGTGCAGGCGGTATTGATTACAGCCGGGACAAAGTGCAGACTTCACCTGTAGGTGATAAGTTATGCAAGGACGTAGTGAGGTATACCATGTTTGACCAACACATCAATGAAGAAATAGATCAGTTTGTTGATGCAAAGAAGCAGATAATTAAGGAAATCCGGGGATTGCGTGACAAGAATATGATTCAGATTCTTACAAAAGTGTATGTGCAGTTTAAAACAGTCAAGGTTGCTTCACAGGAAATGAAAAAATCTTATTCATATACCGTAGAACTGCATAATAAGGCACTTTCAGCGTTTGAAGATACCTATAAAAACCTTACATATCTGACATAAAACCAATTATTTCATATTTGACAAATACAAGCTGACCTTTTATAGTGTATGCTGTACAAAAATTTTTGCAGGTAATTTATTACCTGCAATTTTTATTTGCAATAAAATATGCTTATTGTCTTATGTGCTGCAAGGTATGCCTTCCTCTCACCTTGCAGCACTTTTTGTTATACAAATGATAGAAAGGCGGTGTTGTTATGGCAAAAAAAGGCAAATTAACTGAAAAGCAGCAACGTTTTGTTGATGAATACCTGATTGACCTGAATGCAACACAGGCAGCTATTAGGGCAGGTTATTCAGTAAAAACAGCGGATGCAATCGGATGTGAAAACCTCACGAAACCTAATATTCAACAGGCTATTGCTGAACACATGGCAGAACGGTCACGAAGAACCGGAGTGAATCAGGATAGGGTTGTATTAGAGCTTGCCAAGATTGCATTTGTCAGAATGACAGACGTTGTTGACAGTAACGGAAGAATCAAACAGGATGCATCTGCTGATGATCTGTCTTGTATTGAATCAATCAAATATAAGGAATCTGACAATGAGTTTGGTGGAAGTGTTGAAAGAGAAGTCAAGATTGCTTCCAAGATGAAAGCCCTTGAACTGCTTGGTAAACATTTAGGTATGTGGAATGATAAGTTAGATGTGAATGTGACAGCCCCTATTGTTATTTCAGGAGCGGACGCACTTGAGGACTAAATACAGGCAGCCATCAAGTCAATATGTATTTGGTTATCAGAAGTTCATTCTGATGCCGGAAGATCACAAGGCTACAAAGTCCGGTAAGGTTAATGTGAAATTACCGGAAGTAGTCGGTAAGGGTTACGGTACATTTTGGCGGTGGAAAGGTAGATACAGGGCAGTCAAAGGTTCACGTGCATCTAAGAAGTCAAAGACTACAGCATTATGGTACATCACCAATATGATGAAGTACCCTGATGCAAACACCTTAGTTGTTAGAAAAACTTACAGAACACTAAAGGATTCCTGTTTTACTGAACTTAAATGGGCTATACATCGACTTGGTGTTGATACTTTTTGGGATATAAAAGAATCACCACTCGAAATGACGTATAAGCCAACAGGTCAAAAGATTTATTTCAGGGGTCTTGATGACCCACTGAAAGTAACATCAATCACTGTTGATCAGGGTGTATTGTGTTGGATGTGGATTGAAGAAGCATATGAAATTAGTTCAGAGGATGATTTCAATATGCTTGATGAATCTATTCGTGGTGCAATACCGGAAGGTTCAGACCTGTTCAAGCAGATCACCGTAACATTCAACCCTTGGAATGAACACCATTGGTTGAAGAAACGGTTTTTTGATAACCCTGATGATGAAACCCTTGCACTTACAACCAATTACAAGTGCAATGAATGGTTAGATAAAGCCGATCTTAAGGTTTTTGAAACCATGCGAAAGCAGAACCCAAGACGTTACGCAGTGGCAGGTCTTGGGGACTGGGGTATTGTTGATGGTCTTGTGTATGAGAATTGGCACGAAGAAGCCTTTACACTGGAACAGATCAGACAGCAATACAAGATTGATTCAGCCTTTGGTCTTGACTTTGGTTATACAAATGACCCATCTGCATTATTTTGTGGATTCATTGACACGAAGAACAAAAAGATATTCGTGTATGATGAAATGTATGCAGCAGGTCTTTCCAATGAGCGAATATATCAGAATATCACTGATATGGGCTATGCAAAGGAAAGAATCACAGCAGATTCAGCAGAACCAAAGTCTATTGATCAGTTAAAGGGCTATGGTCTTAGAGTCAAAGGTGCTGAAAAAGGCAAGGACAGTATCAACAGCGGTATTCAGTTTATTCAGGACTTTGAAATCATCATACACCCAAGATGTGTGAATTTCTTGACGGAGATTAGCAACTACACTTGGGACAAGGACAAGTTCGGTAATAAACTGAACCGCCCTATTGATGACTTCAATCATTTGATGGATGCAATGCGATATGCATTAGAAAAATATATCAAGAAAGGTAACGGCTGGCTATTCTAGCCAATTTGGTGTGCAAAATGGAAATCTTAGGTACAAAGTATGAGTTGATTAAAAATGATCATGTCTGATAGAAGTAAATATTGACGGAGAGTGTAAGACTTATGCGAAGGTTATCAGAATCAGACCACTACAGGATATGCTTTACGGTGAAGCAACAGAAGATGAGAGAAAGAAAAGACACAGCGAAGTAATGCGGCATGAAGTAATTCATGCTTTTTTTAATGAGAGTGGTCTTAGTGACTATTCGAACAATGAGGAACTGGTTGATTGGCTTGCAATGCAGTTTCCGAAAATGTTCAAGGTGTTTCAGGAGCTTGGTTGTACAGAGTAAGTAGAGAGAAAGGGGTGATAAATTGCTTACGATCGAAGAGATAAAGATGTTTATTGATGAAGATGCAGCATCAGTGAAAAAACACTTTGCAAGAATTGGTGAACGCTATTTCGATGGCGATCACGACATTAAAAGTTACAGAATGTTCTACTTCAACAATGACGGTCAGCTTGTGGAAGATACAAGCAGGGCAAATGTAAGGATCCCACACCCATTTTTCAAGGAACTGACAGAACAGGGTACACAGTACACCCTTTCAGGTTCAGATGGGTTTGTATTCAGCGATGTGCCTGAACTACAGAGTGAACTTGATGCAAGATTCAATAACAATGATGATTTTATTGATGAACTGTCGGAAACACTTACGGACTGTCAGACAAAGGGTTTTGCTTATATGTATGCTATGAAAGACAGCACTGACAAGCTGAAATTCACGTGTGCTGACAGTATCGGTGTTGTAGAAGTAGAAGCACGATTTGCAGAGGACGGAAAAGACCATGCAATCTATTGGTACGTTGACCGGGTTGACAAGGAAGGTCACAGAATCAAGAAAATCATGGACTGGGATGATGAACAGGTTGTTTATTATGTTCAGACAGATGAAGGGGAAATACAGCTTGACGATAAACCCAAAGTGAATCCAAGACCGCATATACTGTATAAGGTTGATGGTGATGATAATACTTATATTGATTCACTTGGTTTCTTGCCATTCTTCCGGTTGGATAATAACAAGAAACAGTTCAGTAACCTGAAAGCAGTAAAAGATTTGATTGACGATTATGACCTTATGGCATCCAGTCTTTCCAATAACCTGATTGACTTTGACCATCCATTATATGCAGTTAAAGGGTTTGAAGGTGATAACCTTGATGAATTGCAGCAGAATCTTAAGACAAAAAAGATTGTTGGTGTCGGTTCAGATGGCGGTATTGAAGTACATACAGTAGATGTGCCGTATGAAGCACGAAAGGTTAAGTTGGAACTGGATGAAAAGAACATCTATCGTTTTGGTATGGGACTGAATCTGTCAGGTCTGAAAGATACATCAGCAACAACCAATATTGCAATCAAGGCAGCCTATTCACTGCTTGATCTTAGATGTAAACACCTTGAAAGGAATATCAAGCGGTTCTTGCGTAAGATCGTGGCGGTGTGCATTGATGAAATTAATCAGCAGAACGGTACAGATTATCAGATCACAGATGTTTATTTTGAGTTCACCCACGAAGTAATGAGTAATGAACAGGAAAATGAACAGAATGAACTTACAGAAGCACAGAAACAACAGGTGCAAATCAACACACTGATGTCACTTGCAAACGTTTTTGGTGATGATCTGATTATTCAGTATATTTGTGATGTTCTTGATATTGATTATGAAGATGTGAAGGACAAGTTGCCGGATAATGAAGCTAATAAGGTGCAGCAGGTGCAAGATGATCTTGATTCTATTATACCGGATGATGAAGGCGGTGGAATAGGTGAACAAGGCACAGAAGGAAGTACAACAGGCACAGCTTAATGATGAAAAGAAAGTAATCAAGCTGTTAGAAAGAGTATATGAACAGGCGAAAAAGGATTGTGAACAAAAAATTAGGGAACTGTCAGCAAGGACAGACCTTGAAAATCTGCAAAGCATCATATACCAAAAAGAATATCAGCAGATTATGGTTGATCAGATTGAATCAATCTTGTATGACCTGCATGAAGGACAGTTTACAACAATAGCTGATTATTTACAGCAATCGTACATAAACGGTTATGTTGGTATGTACTATGACCTGCATCTTAGTGGTATACCTTTGGTTGTTCCAATCAACCAAGATCAGGTTGTCAAGGCAGTTCGTACAGACAGTAAATTGTCAAGCGGTCTGTACACCAAACTTGGTGAAGATGTTGGTTACCTTAAGCGGTCAATTCGTGCTGAACTTTCAAGAGGGATTGCAAGCGGTTCAACGTGGAATGAAATGGCATTAAGAATTGCCAAGGGTATGAACAGCCCATTTAATAAAGCAATTAATAATGCAATACGGATTGCCCGGACAGAAGGTCATAGAATACAGAATGAAGCAGCTCTTGACGGTCAGCATGAGGCAAAGAAAAAAGGTGCAGATATAGTCAAACAGTGGGATGCTACACTTGACAGTAGGACAAGACCGGAACACCGGGAATGTGACGGACAGATCAGGGAAATAGATGAACCGTTTGATGTTGGCGGTGAGAAAATGCAAGCACCTGGTGTTGGCGGTTCTGCAAAGAACGTTTGTAACTGTCGGTGCTGTCTGCTGCAACGTGCAAAATGGGCTTTAGACGATGATGAACTAAAGACCTTACAAGAACGTGCAGCATTCTTTGGATTGGATAAAACACAGTCGTTCAACGACTTCAAACAGAAATATTTGAAGTTGCCTGAAAAGGCTGATACAATGAATGTGAAAGAATATGATGTATTGGAACACACCAAAAAGCTAAAGGGTGCAATGAGTAGTTCAGACTATGATGAATACATGAAGATTCTGACTGAACACAGTAATACGTCACTTCAAAAATTGTATGCAAAGTATGCTGATAAAATCAACGGTGTAGCATACGGAAAAAACGGATATTATACACCACGTGACAATAAACTTGTGTTTTCATATCCAGCGAAGAAATATATTGATGGTGGAAAAAGCAAATATGGAACATTAGCACATGAGTATGGTCATTATTTTGACGCAAAAGCTAATTACGATAATACACATTTTTCAGAACTTGATCTTATTAACGGAAAAGTTAAATGGTGTAAGCTGTCAAAGGTTGCAAGTTCATCTGATGAATTTCTTGTTGCTGTAAGAAAAGATAGGGATTTTTTAAAATCAATTTTAACTGATGAAGTGAAAGAAGATTTTAGAAATAATCATGCAAGTGTAGGTGTTCAAGATGCTATTGACGGATTACTTGGAGAACGTATAGCATGGGGGCATGGAGATAAATATTATAATCGTCAATATAGTTCGATGAAACGTCTTAAGGAACATAAAGGTTTACAGGCAGCATATAAAGAACTTGGTATTGATGCCAGTAATCTTAGCAAGGTAGCGAATGAATGTAGGGTTTATGAATCTGCATCTGAAATGTGGGCTAACATCATGGGTGCAGAAGTCAATGGTGGCTCTGAACTGGAATATGTGAAGAAGTATCTACCGAACAGCTATGAAGCATTCATTGAAATTCTGAAAGGGGTAAAATAATATGAGTGAAAAATTACAGAAAGCACTTGAACGGTATAAGGAAAAATTCAATGATGATTTTCCAACTATTCCGTTTGAAAGTCAGGAAGATGAAGAAATTATTGACATTATTGATGAATGTATTGAAGAAAACAAAGACGTTTATGATCTTGGGTACTTGTCACTTGATGATATAATGTATTAAAAAGCAAAGGTATACAATTCTGCACCTTTGCTTTTTTATTACCTATATGACCGCTATATAAGGTCAGAAAGGGGGATAAAAGGAACATGAAAGCGTTGCACACTCACTTGGTATTGTAGAAAGGTATGGTGATCCTGATTATCTCCCAACTATGGGTTAAATAGTATTTTAAGGCATCCGCAAGGGTGTCTTTTCTTTTGTCCGAAAAAGGCTTATGACGTTTAAACTGCTGCTGAAATGACCCCTGCAACATGGGATATAAACTGTTGACCGTTCCCGGTGACACCGGATATAAAAACATGACGGAGAAAGGAAGAAGAACATGGAATTTTTAAAAGCATTTTTTGGTGATAAGGCTATCACCTATGATGAACTGGTACAGGCAATCAATGCCTATAACGGTGATGAAAAGAACAAAGAGAAGCTGATCAAGATGGTCAACCTTACTGATGGTGGTTATGTGTCTAAGGACAAATACACCAACCTTGAAACTGACCTTTCCGGTAAGACTACAGAACTGACCAAGGCAAACAACCTGATTGAAGAACTGAAAAAGTCAGCCGGGAAAGATGAAGAAACACAGCAGAAAATCACTGCATATGAAACAGAGATTGCAGACCTTAAGAAAGAGAATGCAGAACTGAAAACAGAAAATGCATTGAAATTTGCGTTGGTTGCAGCAGGTGCGGTTGATGTTGATTATCTTGTATTCAAGGCAAAGGAAAAAGGTGAAATCAAACTTGGTGATGATGGAAAAATCAAGGGTGAAGATGATCTGATTTCAGGTCTTAAAACACAGCATCCTACCATGTTTGAAGCATCCAATGGCAATCAGCAGCAGAATGGTAACAGAAGAGTTCTTGAAAACAACCTGCCGGGTGGGGATAAAGACAAGACAGTTACCAAAGAGCAGTTCCTTAAGATGGGTTACAACGAAAGAATGAAACTCAAAGAGGAAAACCCGGAATTATTCAAACAGTTAAATGTACACTAAGAAAGGTTAAAATGGTGAATTAAATGGCAAGAACAGGAAATTTTGGCGGTTTTGCTTTTGATGAAGAAGTATTTACCGGAATGATGCAGGAAGCCGACTATTGGACTACACCAATTATTGCTTCCGGTATCGTGCAGCAGGACAGTTCTATTATGGATTTAATCGGTGAGCATGGAAATGTGGCAACAATTCCAATCTATAAACCAATTGACGCAAACGAAAGTGGTATGGAAGCACTGAACAACGATGGTGAAACAAACAATACACCTGTTGAAATCAGCGGTGACAAACAGACTTGTATGCTTATCCAGAGAATGAAAGCATTCAAGGCTAAAGACTTTACAAAGGAATTAACTGGTGCTGACCCTATGACACTGATCAGAAATAAGATCGCAGGTTATTATGGTCAGGTTTGGGAAAAAGAACTGATGAACATTGCACAGGCAGTATTGGCAGTTGCAGCACTTAGTGATCATGTACTTGATCTTACTAAAAATACTAAGACAAACATTGAAGCAGGTACAATTTACGATGCAGAACAGGCAGCACTTGGTGATATGGCAGGTGGTCTTGGTCTGATGGTTATGCATTCCATGATCTTCAAAGAGTACAAGAAAATGGAAATGGTTGACTATGATAAGTATGTTGTCAACGGTGTGATTCAGAAAGAAATTACACTGCCAACTATCGCAGGTAAACACGTACTTGTCACTGACAGATTTACAGCTACAGGAGCAGGTGCAGATGCGGTTTACAACACATATCTGTTTGGCGAAGGTGCATTTTTATCTTGTGATAAGAACAACTATGAAAATCAGTACACAACCAACTATGACCCGGAAGCATCCGCAGGTATTGACAAGTTCTATACAAAGCAGGGTAAGGTGCTGCATCCGAACGGTCTTTCTTTAGCAGTTGATCAGATTGCAAAAGAATCACCGACTTATGCAGAACTTGGTAAGTCTGCAAACTACAGCCTTAAGTTCAATACAAAGAACGTCAAGATGGGGCTTATCAAGTCCAAGGTTGGTACAGCAGTTGTCTAAGAAAGGGTGATTTGATGGTTATTGCAGTCGATGAAGTGATGTCTTTACCGGAATTTGTAGGGCAGAATGTGAACGTTGTGTCAAATCTACTGGAATCAGCAGAGCTATTGGTTAGAGCGTATACACACAACAATTTTCAGAACAGATTCGTAAGATTTACGGCAGACAGTCGTGGCGATCGACTGCTTGCGACATCGGATTATCTGAAAGTAGGTGATACAGTCCAGATATCACAGTCAATGGTAAATGATGGGCTGTACACCGTGACCGAGATTGGTGATGATTTTGTCAGAGTTGATAAGGAATTGTATAAAAGTGTCAACCTGGTCACAAAGGTTGAATATCCTGCTGATATTAAGAATGGTGTGCTGAATCTTATAAAATGGGATATTAAGAATCGTGATAAGACTGGTATTAAATCAGAAACCCTGTCACGATACAGTGTCACCTACTTTGATCAAGACTCGGACAATCAGGTAATGGGATATCCAGTCTCATTACTGGGATTCTTAAGACCTTATATGAAAGCGAGGTTCTGAGATGATTGGTGGAAATGTTACAGCAGTCTTGCAGATAAAAGACGATGGTTTGAAAAATGCGATTGGAGAAATAGAACATGTATGGATGGATGTTACAGGTCTGAAAGGATTCTTAGATCTATCCACTGGTGACTCAAAGCATACCACTTTCTATTCCAAAATTCAGGAGAGTACACATATTTTCTTGTGTGATCATAAGAATCTGAAACAACTATCAACCGGGTGGTTGTGGGACCCGTTCAGTTTTAAGGACGGGGTGATTAAGTTGGAGAAATCAGAAGACTGGGAGTGGAATCCATTTAGTTTTATATCGGGTAATATCCGAAACTATGAAAAGCGTAGGAAAGTGGATGTGACTAGTAGGAATGCAAGAATGGTTGTGAATGGTGAAGTGTATGAAATCCTTCTGATTGATGATCCTATGAATATGCACGATCATTTAGAAATCTATTTAAGATTTATAGGGGGTCAGTAGTATGTCAGTTGAATTTAAAGATAATACAGCAAAAATTAAAGCTGCATTATCGGAAGTGGTTATTGGATTCCTTCACGAAGCAGGTGGTGAAATACAGGCACAGACCCAAAGAAATAGCCGGGTTGATACCGGACAAACAAAGGGGTCTTACAAATATATGGTTGATGAAGGAAAAGATGAATCAACTGTTGCTGTAGGTTCAGACCTTGAAAATGCGATTTGGGAAGAATTTGGTACTGGTGAATATGCAATGCATGGTGATGGAAGAAAAGGCGGTTGGGTTTATAAGAGTAAGAAAGACGGTAAATTTTACCATACTTACGGAAAAACACCACGACAACCACTCACGAAAGCATTTCAGAGTGTAGCCCCAAAGATAAAGAAACAGCTTGTAAATGTCATTAAACAGAATTTAGGGGGTTAATTATGGTTGATATGCTTGGTTTTATTTCTGATCAGCTTGGTCAACTTGGTATTCCCTATGAATTTGGTGAATGGACAGGTGAAATTAGCTATCCTTACTTTGTCGGTTCGTTCAATGAAATTGAACACAGATTAGAGGACGGATATACAGGCGGTGTATTTACACTTGACGGTTGGTCAAGGGGGTCAAAATTACCGCTTGCAGAAATAAATGACAAACTAAAAAAAGCATTTGAAGATTTAAGGGCGGTTCAGGAAGGAACTGCTTTTTTTATTACCTATTGGAACGGTTTAATGATTCCAACAGGTGAAGAAGATCTTTTTAGAATTACGATAACACTTAACACAAATGAGTGGAAAGGAGCATAAAAGAATGGGCTTAAAAAAGCATGGTATTACATCTGAAACTATCAAGAATATGATCTTGGGTGCAGGTGTCATTTACAAAAATCTTAAGTATGAAAAATCAGCCAATGGTTGGACTGGTACACCACTTGGTGCAACTTCCGGTGGTCTTAAGTTCAATTATGAAGCACAGTGGTTAGATGTTGAGGTGGACGGTGCAACTGTACTGATCAAGGGTGTCAGCAAGCAGAAGGTTGGTGAATCTGCCACACTTGAAGGTCAGATGACAGAACTTACAGAAGATATTCTTGTGAGTGCATTACACCTTGTAAAATCCACTTCCGAAGATACAACTTATGTCAAGTATGTATCTAAGGAAAATATCACAGAAGCAGATTATCTTGAAAATGTTGCATATGTCGGAACACTTTCAAGTGGTAAGAATGTAATCATTATTTTACCGAATGCGCTTTGTACAGAAGCGTTTGAGTTAGAAACAAAGAACGCTACACAGACAACATTTGCTGTCAAGTTTGAGTGTACAGCAGACCTTGAAAATGACAGCTTAAATAAGTTGAATATTGAAATTTATTACCCAACTTCTGTTGTGTAGGGGGTGTGAATTATGCGAGTTGTAGTAGTAAGAGAATATACAGACAAGTACACAGGTGAAGGTCATGTGATCGGTGAAAAACTGGATATGACAGAAGAAAGATTTGCAGAAATTCAGGACAAAGGAACGTTTGTGGTTGATATTTCTGATGAAGTAGTGCAGCAGGAAACACCTGCTGTATCTACTGAACAGGTAGAAGATCAGGAACAGGAAACAGCAAGTGAACAGACTGAACCTGTTGAACAAAAAGAAACATCTGCACCAAAACAGGATAAACCTGCAAGAGGTGGCAGAAGAAACAGAGCGAAAAAAGAAAGTGAGGATAAATAATCATGGCAGATTTCAGATTTAAGGATTTAACAGTTGATAACGCATTTGACTTTTGTGAGGTTCTTGCAGTTATCGGAGTAGAACAGGTTATTGGAGCATTCGACAAAGACGAGATTCAGCAGTTGCAGGAATCCGGTACAGATATGAAAGAAGTTGGTATTGTCATTGCTATGAAAGTATGTGGCATTCTGATTAAGAACATTTCCAAAGCAAGAAATGAAATCTGTAAGTTTTTTGCTAACTGTATGGAGTGGGACAACGGTACAGCGGTTACTGCTGATGATGTAAAGAAATTCAAGCTGAAACAGTTTGCTGTTATGGTGAAAGATTTTGCTAAGAAAGATGATCTTATGGATTTTTTCGAGGGTGTTGCCGAATTAGTGGGTACGGAACAGAACGATTCGATGAATGCTGCAACCGTAGATATGGTAACCCCTACAGCTATTTAGATAAAGCAATCAGCCGGGGGAAGTTAGACGCTACTGTTAGAACAGTTCTGAAACAGGACAACGAAGATAAACAGTGGGATTTATACTGTGCAATCACAGCAAACCCACTTGCTGATGATGTTGGAAATTTTGAAGAATTTAAACAGCGGTTTATGAGTACAGCACCGAAAGGTAATAACACTGAACAAACTGAACCAACAATGAACAACGCACAGATTAAGTTACAGGTGGAAAAAGCAAATAAAATTCTGAATGGATTCGTGCCACCGTTGAAAGGGGGTGGCTAATCGTTGGATATTTTCTCGTTGGTCGGAAAAATAACGATCAATTACGCTGATGCAGTGAACAACATTGAAAAGGTTTCAAAGTCTGCAAAGGACACCGCTGAAACACTGGAAAATGTTGACAAAAAGGCAGATAGTGCAGGTGACTCAGTAGAAGATGCCGGACAAGCTGCCAAAAATGCAGACAGTGGATTTACAACATGGAAAGCCACGCTTGCGAATTTAGCATCTACAGCAATCACAAAAGTAATTTCAGGATGTACACAGTTAGCTGAAAAAATGGCAGATGTGACAAAATCAGCGGTTGGTCACTATGCAGAATATGAACAGTTAGTTGGTGGTGTTGAAACACTATTCAAAGACAGTTCCGGTAAACTGATTGATTATGCTGAAAAGGCATATAAGACAGCCGGGGTGAGTTCAAATCAGTACATGAATACAGCAACGTCATTTGCTGCTTCACTGATTCAGGGTCTTGGCGGTGATACTGCAAAAGCGGTTGAACTGACCAACCTTGCTATCACTGATATGTCAGATAATGCTAACAAGATGGGTACTGACATAGGTTCTATACAGGACGCTTATCAGGGTTTTGCAAAGCAAAATTACACGATGTTGGATAACCTGAAACTCGGTTATGGTGGTACACAGTCTGAAATGATCAGATTGATAAATGATTCAGGTGTACTTGGTGAAAAGATTGAAAGTTTGGATAACGTAACGTTCGACCAAATGATTGAAGCTATTCACAAGATTCAGGATAACTTAGGTATAACCGGAACAACAGCACTTGAAGCAGGTACTACAATATCAGGTTCATGGAGTTCAGTACAGGCATTGTTTGAAAATATCCTTACAAAAGTAGGTTCAAAACTTGCACCTACTGTTATGGGATTTTTACAGCAGTTGTCAGACTGGATGGAAACCATTGATTGGGATGCGTTTGCAACGTCTGTCGGTGATGCCCTACAAAGGGTATTTGACTGGATTCAAAAGATTGATTTTACAACATTCTTTGAAAAAGGAATGGATGGTGTTGAAAACTTCCTTGAAAAACTAGGGGGTCTTATTGAAGATGTGCCTAAGATTATCCAAACGTTCAAGGATTGGTCACCACTGATAGCCGGAGTTGCTGCCGGATTCGTAACCTTAAAGGTTGCTATGGCAATATCATCACTGATTAGTGCAGTGAGTACAGCAATTGGAATTTTAACAGGTGTGGAAGAAACTGCAACAGTAGCACAAACCGGATTGAATACAGCCATGCTTGCAAATCCCGCTGTATTTATTATATCAATTATAGCCGGACTTGTGGTTGCCTTGATCACATTGTGGAACACCAATGATGGATTCAGAGAAGCAGTCACAAATGCTTGGGAATCTGTAAAAGAAGCAGTAAGTACTGCCATTGAAGCAATCAAAGGATTCTTCACAGGTTTAGTTGATTCAATCAAACAGGCTTGGGAGAACATCAAAACGGCAATATCTGAAAAGATAGATATCATAAAAGAAACAGTAACCAATGTGTTTACTGCAATAGCTGATACTGTAAGTGCAGTGTGGGAAACAATCAAGAATGCAGTGCAGGTTGCTATCATGTTTATTGGTGAAATCATCAGTGCTGCATTTCAGATCATCACAATGCCTTGGATGTTTATATGGGAAAACTGCAAGGAATATATCATTGCAGCTTGGGAGTTTATCAAGAACGCTGTATCAACAGCACTTGATGCAATTTCAACTACCGTCAGCAATATTTGGAATGCTATTGTTGGATTCCTGACCCCAATTTTGGAAGGCATTAAGAATACATTTACAACTGTATGGAATGCGATAAAATCAACCATTTCTACAGCGCTGAACGCAATTCAGACTACGATTTCAAGTATACTGAACAGCATTAAATCAACCTTTACAAGTGTTTGGAACAGTATCAAGTCAACGGTATCTAATGTGATCAACGGTGTGAAGTCCACTATTTCAAGTGGTCTGAATGCTGCTAAATCAACGGTGAGCGGTGTACTGAATAGCATTAAGGCGGCTTTTTCAAATGTGTGGAATGGGTGCAAATCTGTTGTATCGAATGCGATTAATCACATAAAATCAATCATGCATTTTTCGTGGTCATTGCCAAAACTCAAATTACCACATATTTCAATTAGCGGCTCTTTCAGCCTGACACCGCCAAGTGTACCGCACTTTGGTATTGAATGGTATAAGAAAGCAATGGATGACGGCATGGTTATGAATCAGCCGACCGTGTTTGGTTACAATGCTAAAACAGGTCAGCTTATGGCTGGCGGTGAAGCTGGAAGCGAAACAGTTGTTGGTACACAGAATCTGATGAACATGATCAAAACAGCAGTTAGTGAGTCTAGTGAAAGTAATGACCATACAGATGAAGTATTAGAAGCAATCTACTATTGGTTATCCAATGGTGGGTTGGAGAAACTGCTTATTGATATTTTGACACAGAAAGTAAAACTTAGGTGGGAAAACAGAGAAATTGCAAGGTTGGTGAAAGAGTATGCTTGAGGAATTAACATTTTGTAATCATAAAGGTGAAAAATTACAGACTGGAATAGGTGGCATCTTTGCCAACAGTAACGATCTGAGAGATTATGACTGGGACTATACAACACAGTCAGGTAAAATCACAGGATTCAGTAAAGGGATAGTCAAAAAGACTATCCCTTTACTATTTATTGGAAAAACCGAAGCTGATGGTGTGAAAATCAAGAATCAGCTTTTAGATCTTGCAGAAAAAGATATTATAGAGAAATCACCGGGTAAGATTATTATCGGTGATTATTACATGACAGGTTACGTGATCGGGAGTAAAAAGAGTGACTATCTACTTAGTAGACGATACCTGAACAATGAACTGACGTGGGTGACAGAAAAACCGTACTGGATAAAAGAATCTGTATATACCTACAGCCGGATCACAAGCAGTGATACAGATTATGAGTATTTAGATTTCCCATATGATTTTCCATACGATTACTGTCCCGGAAACACAGCAATGTATCTTGAAAATAAAGAGATTACTCCGGCAGATTTCAAGGCGGTGATCATGGGTCCTTGTACAAATCCGGTGTTTGCTATTGCCGGGAATAATTACAAGATTGTCACTGATATATCCAGCTATGAGTATGTCGTACTGAATACGGAGAAGAGGACAGTGTACAAAGTATCAAGAACAGGTCTTGTGACCAATATCTGGAACAGCTTGGAAAAGGAATATGACAATTTCGCACAGATACCATCCGGTATGCAGGCAGTACAGTATGATCAGAGTTACAACCTACAGATTACACTCTATCAGAAAAGGAGTGAACCGAAATGGACTTGATTATAACTAACCCTCAGTGGGAAGAAAAAGGATATCTTGAGTGCGATTCCGTTGATATCGAAAATGGAGATCAGAACGATTTTGAGATTCAGTTGAAAAAATCGGAATACAATGCTGAAATCCATCGTGATGGCAGTCTGATTTACGTCCCCGACACTGAATGGGGTGGAATCATCAAGACAATTCACCCGTCAGGGGATACGTTATACTTAGGCGGTCCCACATGGCGTGGGAGACTGGAAAAGTCAATCGTACAGCCTGACTCTGGAAAAGACTATTACACAGTATCAGGGGATGCCAACACAGTCATCGGCACGATCCTGAAAAGACAGGGACTCACAGAATTATTTCAGGCATCTTCAAAATCAAGTGGAATACAGATATCATCCTACAACTTTCCACGTTACTACAGTGTGTATACAGGATTGCAAACGATGCTTGATAAAGTCGGGGCAAAGCTTAAGATCGCATATCGCAGAGGTAAGGCGAATGGTGTTGGGTATGTAGAAGTCAGTGCTGTCAAAGTGACAGACTATTCCGCTCAGATCGAGATCAACAACGATATGGAAATCTCATACAACATTAAAGTGAACAAGTTCACACCAAACCACCTGATCTGCCTTGGTCGGGGTGAATTGAAAGATAGAACGGTCTTACATTTTTACGCTGACGGTAAAGGTAAGATTGTTGATAAGCAGGTATTCACGGGACTTGATGAAATTGTAGAAGTCTACGAACTCAGCAATGAGGAAGATAATGATAAACTGGAATCTGATGCAAAAAAAAAGTTTAAAGAACTATTGCAAGACGGCACCACCACAAGGGCAACTCTTGATACAGACCGAATTAATATAGATATTGGTGATATCGTAGGTGGTCGGGAACGTATTACTGGTGTAACAGTACAGTCATCAGTAGTTAGGAAGATTCTGAAAATCTCTGATGGAGAGATTTCAGTTGAGTATAAATTGAAAGGAGAATGATGCATGTTATTTTTGACAGATGGGTACAAAGGTGAAGCACATGTCAGAGCAGACCATATCGGATACTATAACCTAGGCATGGTCGGCTATGATAATGGTTACTTTCCAAGTGATTATGTTGGCAGCTTTGAAACTGAGATACTGAGTAGCAACAAAGTGAGAATTAAACAGGGCGTTGGACTGATCGGTGGTCGAAGATTCGCCATTGATTCCTATGAGGATGTAACAATTGAAAATGGAGCAACAGGAGAAAAGAGAATTGATGTGATCTATTTTGTTCATACACAGGCAGATGATGGAAAAGAGAGCATTGCATTGGAAGTGGTAAAAGGTACACCTACATCCGGCACACCGTCATATACGGATTCCGGTTCTTCTGGTCCGATACCAAACATAGCACAGAAATATTACGCTACAGCATTCCTTGTGTATCTTGAGGGTGTGAATATCACTAAAGTTGAGATGAGTCCAACATTTCGAAATCTCCGCAGCATCCGAAATGTGTATGAATATGCCGTTTATTATGTCAATGACTTCAAGAAATCTATCGAATCATTAAAACAGTCAGCATCAGATCTGAAATCCCTTGTGGACGGAGCGGTGAAGTCATGGGATCCGGTGCTCTATAGTTGCGAAAGTAATGGTGTAAATGATACAGAGTATTATGCAGGAGGATATGCTGTCAGAAAGGCAACACGAAAGATTATTGCAAAGCGTTGCTTCCTAGACATCTGGTTAACGATCAACGCCCTTGGGAATATTGGGACTGGGGAACGGATTATGAGAATTAGATCCGCAGCATCAGCAGATATTCCGACATCAGGTGCAGGCATCTATTCCGCAGCTATTGGATATGTAAGTGGTATGGTGCAGTCAGGTCAGAGAATTACCGCAAGCGTTGCGCCGGGATCACAGTATATTTCCTTGTTCCTCAACGAAGGATTCCTCAAGGCAAAAGACATTACCAGTGATTTTCAGATCAGATTGTCGCTGTCGTATGACATGCAGTAAGGAGTGATTACATGACAACAGAAGAAATCAGTGCAGTATTAAAAAATTTAAAGCTTAATATATCAGCAGATAAGGTGATCGTGGTTGATCCAGAGACAAGAACAATGACGATTCCTGAATCAGTAGAAAGGCTGGGTACACAGTCTGATGAAAAAACTGAACGAAAGTATTTTATCTGCCCGAAAATTGTTGGAGATGATTTTGACCTGTCAGTAGCAAAAATCTATGTGAACTATCAGAATGCATCTGGAAGCATCGATGGAAAAGACAGACATCCAGTGAATGATGTACAGGTGTCAGGAGATTACATCTTTTTTTCATGGGTTCTTGATAGAAAAGTTACTTTGTACAACGGGACAGTCAGATTTTCAATGTGTGCGACTTCTGCTGATACAGGAGACAAGAGAGAATGGAATACTACTATTGCAGAGGGAAAAGTACTGGAAGGGTTGGAGCTTGTCACAGCAGAGGAACAGGAGACAAGAGGTTCTGAATACATCCAGATTCTCACATCCGATGCAACGGCGGTCGCTGGAAACATTGAACAGGGAAAGACAGCTTATATTGCTGGTGAAAGAGTAGAAGGTACACTCCCAGTCAACGACACAATGACTGTAGCATCTGGTACGGTCAGTTATGCGACTGCTAAGATTCTGGGTTCTGATTATCCCATTTTTCGGATTGCGTCAGCATTTGAACCTAAAAATGATGCAAAAAAGATGATATTTGATGGAAAGAGAACATTGGAAGCGAATGCTCTTGGTTATCAGTTTGGAGATGCAAAACCGGAGCATGTACTGAAAGGTAAGACGTTCTCATCTAATAACGGGCTGAAAGTAACAGGAACAATGGAACCGTTTGAGGGGAAACATGGAGCAAGTGGAATTGTGACGGGGAAGGGAACTAATCTTGTAGTGATTGATACCGGATTAGATAGTGTGGATATATTCGTCTTATATTACGCTTCTTTTCCAGCGACTAATAGACTTCTGTTTGTATTCAAAAACTTTGAAACGGATGAAGAGTTCAACTTTGGGGCAAGCCCTGGATCATATATGACCTCATTAGTCAATAATACCGCCAATAATCTGGGAGAATTGTCGGTTAGCGGTGGAACAGTAACATATAATCCGGGTTCAAATTCGTTTGCAGGTCTAGCAAGCGGAGCAACTTATAACTGGATTGCAGTAGGACAATAGAGGAAGGGGTAAGATAATGGCAAATATTAAGCCGTATTTGGACAATATCGCAAATGCTGAATATGGGGAAGATGTAAGAGGGTCCCTGATCAACGCATTGATTAAAGTTAATGATGATAATGACTCTTACAATGATTTGAAAGAAGAAGTAATTGCTGCAAGAGATGACATCAATGATCAGGTAGATCAGTTTGATGAGAAGATGGAAGCTGCATCTGAAATATCAAAGAAACTTGAAGAGGATACAGCGTCAGGCAATCAGACTCATTCAGATCTGACAAATTCAATTACCATAGCACAGAATGAGAGAAGCAAATTAGAATCTGCTTATGAGAATGTTGGAAAGGTTGTAGAATCGGCAAATAAGAAAAAGGATGCTCTTGACGCATCTATATCCTCAGCTAATACAGCGAAGGCAAATCTTGATGACTCTGTGACTACAGCAACCACAACAAAGAAGAGTCTTGATGAAACCATTCAGACAAGTGAACAGAGGAAGAAAAATCTTGATTCTTCTGTAACATCCGCTAATAAGATTTTTTCTAATCTTAATGATGCAATCACAAGTGCTAATAATGCAAAAAGTAATCTGACTCAGGTAACTGATTCCGCAGATAGTGCTAAGACTGCTCTGAGTGAAGTTATAGACAGTGCAACAGCTACTAAGTCAATCATGGATGCATCGGTAAAATCTGCAACCACAGCTAATACAAACCTCAGTGAGAGTATTAAAAATGCGATTACAGCAAAAAATACGCTGCAAGGGGTAATAGATTCAGCGAGTGAAATTAAAGGACAGTTGGATAGTTCCAACGCTACAGCAGTAACATCAAAGAAAAATCTTGATGCATCTGTTGCTACAGCTAACAATGTATTACAGTCACTAAGTGCGGAAAACGCAAGTGCTGCAAGTAATATTGATGAACTGAAAAGTGAAAACTTTAATAGTCAAGAAATTCTTTCAGGTGTGGCAGATATTCGTGCCTATTTGGGTATCACTGCTGATGATATTGTTGGTATTCAGGTCGATTACAAAAATAAAACATTCAAAAGACTTGCCGTAGCAGCCAACCTTTCAAAAGGTTCTGATTTTGACAAGTTCACAATGTTTGGTGGTCGTAAACGCTGTAATGTTGCTGATGATGGTTCTATCGTGGCATGGTACGGTGATGCAGATTATAAAGAAGATGGTTCAATGGGTCAGGTTATGGTATATCAGCCAAAGTTCTATTATTTGGTGTGTCCTGTAGAGTATGACCCTATTGATACAGGTATTGGTTACCACTTAAGAAAGGCAAACTATTATGTGTCAGAAAAGCCACGTGCAGGTTTCAGACTTCACCCGGCATTCTACGATGCATCAGGAAATGAAATTGATTATTTCCTTACAAGTGCTTACGAAGGTAGTATTTACGATGCATCAGCAAGTGCATATCTGTTGAATGATGAACAGGTTATGAACACTGGTGAAGATAAGTTTTCATCAATCGCAGGTGCAAGACCTGCATCCGGTTCTTCACAGAACCTTACAAGACCGAATATTGAAGCAATGGCGCAGAATCGTGGAACAAACTGGCATGGTGATCTGATTAAACAGGTATCTGCTGAACAGATGCTTATGATCGTTGAAATGGGTGTGATGAACTTACAGACCGCTATTGCACAGGGTATTGTTTCCTTACATTGGACTACAGGAAGTGACACAACAAGTTCATATGCAGCTGCAACCGGAAGTACAGCAAGCCTTGGAAATGGTACAGGTAGGGCAGAGAAAACAACCACTTATGAGGGTGGTGTTGCTAAAGAATACACTGTTGACGGTAAGACTTCTGTATGTTGGAGAGGTAAAGAAAACTTTTGGGGCAACCTTTGGAAATTTGTCTATGGTATCAATATTTGGGGCAACGGAAAAATGGGCGGTGGTCAGCCTTATATTTGTTCTGATTTCAGTTTTGCAGAATCAAAGAACAGTGGAAACTATGAACCTGCCGGATTTATAGTAACAAACGCAAACGGTTATATATCAGCAATGGGATATTCAACAGCTTGTGACTGGTTGTTTATTGCGTCAGAATGCCTTGGTAACAGTTCATTACCTGTTGGTGATTACACATATGTCACTACCAACTTGAACGATTACCGTATTGCTCAGTTGGGCGGTAGTTGGTATAGTTGGGGTAGTGCGGGCGGTTTCTATTGGAATCTGGGTAACGGTGTTGGTGGTCGTGCTCGGGATATCGGGGGTCGCTTGGTATATATTCCAACACGTGATTCTGCTACTTATACCGCTGCAATCGAAGCATGGAAGCAGAAAATGGCAGCTTAAAATGTAACTTAAAAATCAAATATAAGGTTGAAAGAATCTCTGATATTGTTTGTTATTACCTGTAATGAACACCATGAAAAACAAATATATTGCTCAATTAGGCAGTAATTGGAATAATTGGGATAATGCAGGCAGTTTCTATTGGAATCTGAATAACAGTGTTGGTAATCGTAATCGGAATATCAGGGGTCACTTAATAATTGCAAAATATAGCCGGATGGAAACATCCGGCTATTTCTATAAATTGTGTGTATTCTTTCAACCGTGCCACTCGGCAAAACATATAAATAAGCGGTGCAAGACAACCCTTTAAGGGAATACCGCTTTACTTATCACAAAATAAGGAAAGGTCAACCGTATTTACCGGGCAGTAATGCCGACTGAAATTCGGATAATGCAAATACCAAGGAATGAAACGCTATGATCACTTATATGAAAAGATTTATGACCTTGAAAATTTAAGAAAAGCACACCAACACGCAAAGAAAGGAAAAGGTTGGTACAAAGAGGTTCAGGAGATTGACAAAGATCCTGACAAGTACCTGAAACAGATTCAGGAAATGCTTATCAACCACACTTACAAAACATCTGACTATGAGGTGTTTTATAAACAGGACGGTAAGAAGTTAAGGAAAATTTACAAACTGCCTTATTTCCCTGACAGAATTTGTCAGTGGGCTATCTTACAGGTTATTGAACCTTGTATCATCAATAACTTAACTGCTGACACCTATTCAGCAATACCAAACAGAGGTATACACAAGGGTCTGACAAAATTACAATCTGCAATGTGGAATGACCCGGAAGAATGCAGATATTGCTTAAAATTGGACGCAAGACACTATTATCAGTCAATCAACCACGATCTTCTGAAAGAGAAGTATTCAAGAATGTTCAATGATAATGAACTATTGTGGTTGTTAAATGAAATCATTGACAGTATTGAAACAGCAGAGATTGAGGACTTAGCAGCAATCTATCTGTTGGAAGAAGATATTGACCCTGAAACTGGTATACCGATAGGCAACTACTTGTCACAGTATTCAGGTAACTATTATTTTTCAAGTTTTGATCACTGGATAAAAGAACAGAAGCACGTTAAATACTACTTCCGTTATATGGATGATATGGTTATCTTTGGCAAGACAAAAGAAGAACTGTTTGCCTTGAAGAAAGAGATTGATATTTATTTCAGGAATGAACTGAAATTGAACATAAAAGAAAACTGGCAGGTGTTCCCATCGTACATAAGAGGTGTTGACTTCTTAGGGTACAGAACATTTTACAAGTATACATTACTTAGAAAAAGCACCTGTTTGGAAATGGAAAAGAAAATGACCGCTATCAGGAACAAAGTGGAAGCCGGGAACATGATGAACTATTCAGAGTGGTGTTCAATCAATTCTTACAAAGGTTGGTTGAAATATGCTGATACCTTCCGGCTATATCAAAAGTATGTTGTACCGCTGTTACCTTATGCGGATGATTATTATATACGCAACATAAAACCAAACACAAAGAAAGGATTGAATGCAGCATGATTGATTATGGAAAACAGAAAAGTACAGTCAGACCGGAAGAACTGGAACTGACGGAAACAAAAGTATTTGTCAGTTCCAATATCACAGAAGTGAATGAAGATGAAACTGACGGACAGCCGGGATTTACCGGATATGAATTTGACCTTATCGAGTATGACAAGGACGAATACATTAAAATTCAGGCAGAAAAGAATGCTGATCTTGAAAATGAAATTACACAGGCACAGATTGCTATGTGTGAAATCTATGAAATGATGGGATAAGAAAGAAGGTGTGAAGTATGGCAAAGATTTATGCATCACTAATCATTAAAGGTGTTAAAACACTGGACGATGTACCGGACAGACTGAAAGAAGCTGTCAAGGCTATTTTAGATGGTGATAACTGATGATACGTCAGTTGATCATAAAAATTCTATTCAGAAAGGATGTGCAGACTATGGCAATTATCTATGCAACCCTGATCATTAAGGGTAAGAAAACATTTGCTGATGTTCCTGATCGTATCAAGGACAAAGTAAAGGAAGTTTTGGTTGATCTTGATTGTCCTGAATTAGCAGAATAATCAACAGACAAGGAAATTATCACATACACAGAAACAACCGCCATATGACGATTATATAACGTCAGAAGCGGTTGTTTTTGCGTACAGAAAGGACAACAGACCATTGGAACAGTTTATTTATTCAACATACACGATTGTGTTACCGATCATTGTCACTGCCCTTATGGGATATGTGGTTTGGTTGCTGAAAAATCAAAAGAAAGACAGGGATGCAAACAGTAAAGGCACGATGCTTTTACTTAGAGTCCAGTTGATTGAATACCATGATAAGTATATGAGGCTTGGCTCAATCCCATCGTATGCTTACGATAATTTCTGCGAGATGTACAACGCATACCACAAACTCGGTGGCAATGGAATGATTACAAAAATGATGCACGAAATTGAAGAATTGCATCTAAGAGAAAAAGGAGAATAATACTATGGAGCAGATTATCAACTATGTGAAACCGGAACTTATTGTTGTAGCTATTGTACTGTACTTTATCGGCATGGAAATTAAGCAGTCTGAAACTATCGCAGACAAGTACATTCCTAGCATCTTGGGAATTGCTGGAATCGTGATCTGCGGTATCTACGTGATTGCAACTTGTACTCTTGGAACTGGACAGGATATCGCAATGGCACTGTTTACTGCAATCGTACAGGGAATCTTAGTGGCTGGATTAAGTAACTATGTCAACCAGTTAATCAAGCAGAGTGGAAAGGAAGAGTAATTATGACAGAGCAGACAGTAAAAGAAATTATCAAGAGTTTCGCCTACGGATTATCCGAAGAGGAAATCTCAGACAATGAAGGAACTTCATTGGAAACAATGCAGAAATTTGCAGAAGAACACGCAGCGGAGATCGAGCAGAAGAAAGCAGAACTGAAAGAAGGTGGCTGGTATGAGTAGACTTATTATTGATGTCAGCTACCATAACGGAGTTATTAACTGGGAGAAGGTTAAGGCATCTGGTTGTGCCGGAGCTATCCTTAGATGTGGATATGGAGATGATATCGCATCACAGGACGATAAGCAGTGGATCCGTAACCTTGCTGAGTGTGAAAGACTTGGAATCCCAGTAGGAGTCTATCTGTACAGCTATGCTACTTGTGACAGACAGGCGCAGAGCGAGCTTGCTCATATCTTAAGATTGATTAAAGGTCACACCTTCCAGTTACCTATCTTCATTGATGTGGAAGAGCCGGGAACGCAGAACTATGCTCCTAGATGTTGTGAGATTGTCTGTGAAGGACTTAAAGCAGCTGGATATACTCCGGGAATCTACGCTTCACTGAGTTGGTTCAACAACTACCTTGGCAGTGTTCGTGGAAAGTATGTTGAATGGATGGCAAGATACAAGAATCTCCCGGAAGATACATACAATGGTCAGTATGCTATTTGGCAGTATTCTTCTGATGGACAGGTGGATGGAGTCAGTGGAAGAGTAGATGTCAACCATTGTTATATGGGATTTGGTGGCAGTGCTACACCAGTAACACCGTCAGCACCATCCAAGCCAGCAGAAAAGAAAGACTTAGGACAAGTCGATATTACATATCAGGCTTATACTACTAAGTGGTGGAGTCCAGTAACCAATAAAGCGGATTGGGCTGGAAAAGGTGACGATGTGCCAATCAAGTGGCTTGCCATTAAAGTAAGCAAAGGAAGTATTCGCTGTCGAGTATACACAAGAAAGAATGGTTGGCTTCCGTACCTTACATTCGGTAACAGCTATAACCTGAATGACAAGGTAAATGGAATCCTCGGAGATGGTTCAGAGATTCTTGCCGTAGAACTGTACTACATCACACCGGACGGATATAAGTATAAGATGGTTCACTACAGAGTTTCTGTACAGAATAACAAGAACTTCTACGCAGATCAGGTCGATACGCTGAAAGCAAGTGGTATGGACGGATACGCAGGAGATAAGTACAGATTTGTTGATAAATTCCAAACATGGATTGAGTAAATGTTTAAAGGCTACGTGTAAAAGCGTAGTCTTTTTTTTTATTGCAGAAAATGTTCATATCTATTATAATCATGTTCGTATAAGAATAATTGGAAGGAATAATAAAAATAAGTGAATATGGTGAATTGACCGCCTGAAAGCAGCAGGTTACAGTCCTACAGCTGTACAGAAAAGGGTCAACGAATTAGTATAACAGATGGTTCAGTGGTGGCAATGCCACCGACTTGCCACCATTGCAGACATACAACACAAGAACGCACAAGGCGATAAAGTCTGAACTATTAAAAAATACTTGATTTTATAGGCTATTTGAGAATGTACAAAGCTGTACAAGGATTTAAAAATAGAACACTTAACAAAGTGTGCATGTGGAGACGGTTGTTCTTTTGTCCCAACAAAAACCAGATGACACGATAGAGATCGACTTAGACCTGGACGAGCTGGATGCCACCAGTGCCGAGTTGAA